GACCAATCAAAGCAGAAGCCGAAGTCTTTGAAGCAGCATCCGCAACCCTTGTAACTGATGCCCCAAGCGTGGGGATGTACGAGGTGGCGTAGGCTCCGAGTTCAACTTGAACTCCCCATAGTTGGATTGTGGCACTTGCGTTCATCGGCTCGTTTAATCCTCTACGGATTGCCATCTCAAACACGTTACTTGTTCCAGTTAATGCTTTGGTTAAAGTAAAGCGCTGCCATTGATTGGTAATAGTAAACTTATCATAATTTGAACCATCAATACGGACTTGAATTTGAGCAGTTCCGCTTGCGGTTTTAGCATAGAATGAACCCGTATAAGTTGCAGTCGTTCCACCAAAGGTTTGGAACATTGCAGAAATATCGCTTGAAGTAGTTCCTGCGCCAACATCAAAAACGATTGTATCAGCGTTTTGATATCCATCGGGGCTAATTGCATTGTTAGCCGTTATAACTGGAACAAGACCTGTTCCGCTTTGGGTTTTGCCCCATCCTGCATTATCAAACTGCTCCGAGTAGATAGCAAGGTTTGTCCGCTGTGGCTCCAGCAAAAGCTTAGGGCAAGTGCTACCCAAATAATCCAAACGGGGTAAACCGCTAACGGGGCCAACTGATACCGCTGCGGTGGTGGTTGCGATGTAGTCGGTAGTTACGCCAGCCTCCAACTGCGCTCCCCATACCGCAAACGTCATACCCGATTGACCAAAGACAATAAAGGTATTTGTAGTTCCCGTAGTAATGTAAGTTCCAGAAACACGATACCAACCATTGCCAACATTCGTAACCGATGAACCAGTAATGCCAGCAGCAGTTGTAGTGATTGCACCCGTTACTGCGTTGAAGTTTAAAAAGCCATTGACTGGTCCTAAGTCGCATCCTATTTGAATAGCGGTAGCAGAAGTGATGTTTTTAACGTAAACGCTAAAAGAATGCTCAACGCCATTTGCAACAGTTGGTACTTGATATGCCCCGCTATTTGAGCCACTCGCTGCAATAGTATCTCCCGTTGTAGTGCCATCGGGAGCAACAGTTGTATTTGCGGTAATTGTAGGTGAAACGTTAGACGCCCAAGTCGTAGTAAAGTCCTCGCTCTGAAGAATAATGTTCGTCCGCACCTTTTCAATTAGGCCGTTGCTTTGCACACGGGTAGCGCTTGAGGCACGGCTGAAGGTTAGGTCAGCACTACCGTCCGTTGGCACTGCACAGTAGACCTTCTGGTCTTTATAACCCGAAGGTATCATCACTAAAGATGCGTCACTATAAAAGCTCATAACTCCAAAAATAATTATTGTGAATATTGATTACTCCTCTGCAAACCTTTGATATAGAGTTTTCGTCAGAGTTTGTTATTTTAGCCGCAGACCTAACACTGTTAAACTGAGCTATTGGTTTTTTATTGATTGTGTATTGATATACAATTTTTCCGGTACCAATTCTTGATTCCCTTGAAGCCTCTATTGCTTTTGTTACATCAATCCTTCCGTTATCGTAAGCGTGTTTGGTATTCTCGCTATGTGTTACCCAATCTAGGTTGTCTACGTGATTGTTTCTTGGATTTGAATCAATGTGATTGACAACCTTCTTATTTTCTGGGTTCGGAATAAAAGCCTTAGCAACAAGCCTGTGGGCTTTGTTGTAGTATCTCTTTCCATCTTTTTTTAAATAGTAAACTACATAAGGATAAACCAACGACCCAAGTTCTGGTATTAAGTTCTTACCTCTTTTAAAATACACAAACTCTTTACCTAGTTTAGACTTAGACTTTATATACCTATCAAGACTCCTTACGCTACCATAGTTACTCACTTGATATTCGCCTTCGTAGCCTAGTATGTCCTTCCACTCTTCCATCACTGATTTAGCGCAAAGAAAGAATTTGTAAAGCAATCTTCCGCCTCTATGATGCCGCCGTCAGCAGTCCATCTTTGGAAGATTAGGTCGATGTAGTTGACGGTGTTACGAACACCAAGTAGGAATACAGCACGCTCAAAGCAAGACTCTCCCTCCACAGTACCACCATCTGCCGTTACTCGGTTGTAGTAGTCATTGTAGATTAGCTGAGCTGCTCCACGTAGGAATCCAGCACCAGAAGGGGTTAGGCTTATGCTTAAACCGAGACCAATCATCTTTATGCGATATAGGCGATTACCGTTCCAGAGGAAACGCTGATTGCGCTGAACAATCCGTAAACTGTTGTTCCGGCAAGTAGCGTTACAGCGCTAAGGCTATCCCCCTCTACCGATGTAGCGGTGACCACTGCGTCGCTGGTTATGGTAAATGCTCGGTAGAATTCTCCGCTAACAGGAGTAAATGCTGAGGTTACTACCCTAAATCCCTTCTGACCGAATGCCTGAAGTTGGTAGTTTACTGGGTTGGTAATATTTGAATAGCTCACAATGGTAAAGGTTAAAGGTTAAAGAGCAACGCTAATGCCCTACAAAGATAGTTATTGATTCAATATGATATCCACAATATCCTCCTGACCCTCGAGGTCTTGCTTCTGCAACTCAGCACGGTCTCCCTTGCGCTGGGCAATTAGTTTGCTTTGCGCAACTGCTTGTTCCTTAATGCGGTTATCCTTGCGGTCCTCAGCCTCTTGATCAGCAGTCTGGCGTACACCAGATTCGATCTGCTGCTCTTTGATTCCGTAGTCTCCTTGCAGCTGAGCCAACTGCATCTTAAGTCCGTACTCTACCTGCAGCAGCTGAGCCTTAGCCTCAGCCTCTAGCTGAATCTTCTGAGCGTCTAACTGTGCCTTCATCTGGTCCTCCTGCATCTTGGCTTGGCTTGTCACCTGAGCCACCTGTGCGTTGGCCTGAGCTTGGAACTGAGAGTTCTGCTGGGCCATCTCCTGACGGACCTTCATACGCTTCTTACGGCGCACGATAAGCAGCCTCTCGGCTTGGTCGATGTCCCTCAACTGACGGATGGCAATAGCATCCTCGATGTCAAGCTCGCCCTGGGCAATAGAGGCCTGGATGTTTTGCTCGAGGTACATACGGTCAATCTCGTTCATATCAGCGACGACCCTAACGCCGAAGTTGTACATAGGAAGATTAGAGAAGCTAGATAGCACAGCCATATTCTCCCTGCCAATAGCCGTCTCGTAGGCCTTGTATAAGATAGACTTCGGGGGAAGTATCTGAAGACACTTCACAACGTCCTCACAGATCCTGCGGTACAGCACAATCGCTGCATTGCTGATATCCCCAAGAGCATTGTTGCCTGCCGCCAGTTGCTGCTGGCGTACGCCAACAAGCTGGTCTCCCTTAGGGCTCGTTCCATCCATAACCTCGTTGATGCCCGTAGCATCACGAATCATACGCAGGGCGTGGTTGTAGATGGTGATGAGCTCGTTGATGTTCCTAATGCCGTTCTCAAGTGGACGGATCGGTGGGTTCTGGAAGCTGCCGTCAGGGTTCTTACTGCGGTAGTAGAAGATACCCGTCTGCTCGTAGATGTCTTGAAGGTCCAAAGGCTGTAGCTCACCGCCACGTCCTAGCTGTACGTTCTCAAGTCCCTCGATGTCGATGATCAGTCCATCAGGCTTAGCCTTAGCGATAGACTGCTGGAGCTTTAGGTGGGTGATCTGCAGCTGGTCGGCAAAGCCGATGATGCCGCTAACCATAGACTTAGGAATAGACTTGCGGATATTGGTGGCCACAATGCTGTAGCTCATCCGGGTGCGGGTGAGGTCGTGAACATTTTTAGGAATGTTCTTCTTCAACCCGTAGTCGTAGATGTAGTCAGTCCCTAGGATGTAATTACCACCATAAAGCGTCTGGTTCTGCATATAGACAGCCTCCCTATCATACACACTCTGCTGTGGGGCATTGTACTTGTGGCCCTTATAGTAGAAACCAATGTTTCCAAAACGGGACTCCTTCTTCTCGAAGATGATGTTATCAACGCTAACAAACTCAAAGTCAAGGACTTCGATGGTGTACTCGTCGTATCCGTAGTAGTAGCGCTCCATACCTGGGTCGTACCCAGAGCCCATCAGTCGGCTAGAGTCATTGCCAAAGCGGTTCATAACCGTCCGAGCCATCTTCTCGTACTCGTCCTCGGTGAACTGGTTGCCTGCGGTTCTCTTAAGTTCAGAGATGCTCATACGCTTTACGTGGCCTGCATAGGTTATATCCGTAAAGTTTGGGTCAGAGGTAAAGCTGTGGATGAAGAATGCTGGGTCTACATAGTCCTCAACGATTCCGTAGTTTGGGTCGTTGCTGCGCTTGGTGACAGCAATACCGCAAGTGACGAGGTCTTCGACATTGCGCCTAAAAATGCGCTCGTCGAAGTCGTTCCAGCTGAGCGTTAAGTTGATGCCAATCTGGGCAGCAATCTCCGCAGCGGTCTTGATGTTAGTCTCAAGGAAAATTTCGGTCTCCTCAGCAGTATCGGGAAGAGAGTCTGGGTCTACCTCGGTGCGAAGTCCTGAGTCCTTCGCCTCCTTTAAAATATCCTTGTTCTCGATGAATATCTTCATCTTATTCTTCTCGTAGTCCTTTTCGCTGCGCGACAAAGGGTCAACAGCTTCAATGTTTGGGTAGAACTTAGAAGACAGAATCTTGTTGACTACAATCTTTACGAACTTGGGAACGATAGGAACTGGTGTCCAGTCTAGGTTCACCAGAGACCCATCACCGTTATTCGGGTCAAGAGAGGTAAGTATCTGCTTGTAGATGGATGTGTCTTGCGTTCCGTTGGCGTAGTCCCTAGAGACTTCGAACTCACGGAATCTTTTGCTGTACAGAGACCCCTCGTACTGGGCGCTTCCCCACTGGCCGTATATAGCCTTTGCGTACTGAAGACCGTACCTCTTTCCCACCTTTACATCGTGTGAGGCAAAAGGGTCTGGGAACGTGGAGTCGTATGAGTTACTTTTTACAGAGTATTGATCCATTTATCGGAGTTTATGGACAAAGGTACGAACTTAACTTATCGCCTAATTTCCTTACCCTTGCGGAAGAAAACACGATCGTTGAAGTTTGTCTTTTTGACTTCTTTGACCTGCTTCTGGGCGGCAAGCAACGCCAGCCCTGAGCTAATCGTTAAGTCAAACTTTGTCCTGTCGTCTATCTTAAAGTTTATCCAGTCCTCAAGTGTCCTGTTTAGGTACATACGTCCGAACTTACCGGTCTCGTTGTGGAGGCCTACGTGGTCGTGGATGTAGGACTCAATAGCCTGAGCGTGAGCTTGTATCACATCTTGGCTGTTGGAAGGTATTCCCTTTGTCTTTACGTTCATCTTTGAAGAGGTAGACGCTAGATGTGCAGGGCGGTTCATAAGGTACTCATCGTAGCCCCTTGACTCAAAGTACCTAGCGATACCGTACTTGTTGTTCTCTATAAGCACAGGATATCCGTAGAATACGGCAGCCATAAGGATGTCCTCGTAGAATATCTTGGCAAGCGGAGGCCGTGAGGCGTACTCCGCGACAAACATATTAGAGGGGTGCTCCATCGAGAACTTGTTGTATACGTGGCAGGCACCCTTTGAAGACCTGTAGTCAAGGGTGGTGTCAAGGTCGTAGGAGTCAACACCCATAACCCCGAATGCCCCGTTGGGGGCAACAGCTTTATTGTTCTCAATCTTCCGTTTATTTCGAATATCAGCAGGTGCTAGCCAAGCCACACGCCACCGCCCATTAGGGTCGGGGGCGAAGATCACCTCACTGTCCATCTTCCCGTCTTTCCATTGGAAGTTACCGATGACCACTGGGTTAGGGTACAGCTCCTCGTTATGCTGTATCTGCTCGTATATCTTCTGGATGTTAAACAGAGAACTCTTGGTCGAGTCGCGGAACGCCTCGTCCTCGGTAAAGGGGAACTGGCGTATAATCTCGTTGAGCTCGTAGCTGTTGTTCTGCTGACCCTTTCTCTCGTTCTTTAAGAACGTCCTAGCACCTATCTCGGTTATGGTTCCGTCTTCGGTAAGCATTGGAGTCTCTGGGTCTTCAACAATAGGTAACCCATACTGGCTGAAGAATCCCTCCATTGCATCGTATGCTGGGATGAATATCTTGTACAGCCCGCTCTTGGTCCTTCCGTTCTCGTTTCGGTCGTTGGGGTCGGAGTCGTAGTACAGATTCCTAAACTCCCTACCGCCCTTGTCTAGCGGGTTTACCGTGGAGCCCACCATCGCCTTTCCAATCACCCTACGTCCAACAAGAAGACAGGTCCTATGGATTCTCCATACCTCTCTTATGTCGTTGGGATTCAGCCACTTACCAGCCTCATCGAGAAACAACATATGGGTCTTGCTTCCGTCATAGGCGTTATTGGTAGTGTTCTTCCAGTTGATTATAGTGTCCAAGGCCTCACCTCGTGAGGTCGTCTTATTCTTCTTGGTGATCCGCTTCGAGGGCTCGCGGAAGGCGAGCTCCATACGCGGGTTAGTGGTTCCGTCAATGATTGGAGAAAAGAAGAATGGGTAGCCCTTGAATATAGGAATGATCTTAGAGCCGAACACCGCCTCTTGGGCGTCTGTTCCTGTCTTGCTCATAATACCCAACAGCTTTTCCTTCACCTGACTGCCCTCGTCAACAAGAACCGCTGCACTCATATTGGTATACCCAGAACGCCTACATTTAGTGTATATCTGACCCAAACACCGAGGGTCTGATTCGCAGGCCGAGAGGTGGACAAACAGCTTACGCTGGAAGTCTAGGTACGTAGGGTATCCGATGTCTATCGAGCTCCACTGAAGGAACATATAGTGGTGACCCGTGATGTAGGTCTCCTCACCGTTGTTCATAAACCACAGCCCCTCCTTGCGTCTCTTGAACTCCTGCTCGATGTAGGGGCTCCACTTCTGCTGGAACTCACGCGGTGACTCGTACCAGTCGTCCATAGAGTTTATCTGCGCAAGCTCTCTAGGGATTTCCTGACGCTTCCACATCTGCTGATGCTTGGGTAGGTCGCTAAAGAGAAAATGCTCTGGCTTTGGTAACTGGATGCTGAGGGACTCTATCTCAATGATAGGTCCGTCCGAATTGTTCGGACAGATGTTTATCACCTCCTGCTTGTCTATTACCTTCAGCCCAGCCATTATCTTGCCATCCTCTCAGCGAAGCCTCCCTTGAAGTCCTTCTCCTTTTCAAAGGATCCGGACTCCTCGATGTCGCCAACAAGCTGCTCCAGCTTCTGCCTTTCTACGATAAGCTCCTTACAGGCGAGTGCTGTGTCCTTGATGGCCTGCAGCTCTGCCTTGCGGGCGGACCCCGTTAAATCGGGGTCTACCGGCTTACGTATCTCCTCGGTCATAT